CAAATTCAAGTTGGCCCGTTTCACGCAGGTCGCTCGGCTTGGGACGCTTGGAGTCCCTCTGCTCCACGCCCCTGGACAACGATGACACCACGCAAATCCAAATGTTGAGCCTCTTGCAAATCGTCTTGATGTACTTGGAGATGTTGGTCACTTGCTCAATTCGGGGCTTGCCTCGGTCTTCTGGCAGGGGAGAAATCAGTTGGAGGTAATCAATGTATGCCCCTTCAATCTTGTGCTTCTTGATGAGTTTTATCAACTCCAATTCCATCCGCTGAGGGTCAATGCCGGGGACATCCACAACGTGCAACGGTGCGCCTTTGACCTTATCAATGTGCTGAGAGATAGCCAAGAAGTCTTGACCGTTCATCCGCTCCTTGATGTCCAGGAAGACCTCTCCATCCACCTCGGCGAGGTTGGAAACCAATCGGGTCATCAGCTGCTCCGTGGACATCTCCAAGGTGAAGAAGGCCACAGGCTTTTTGTTCATCGCTTGGTTGAGAGCGTATTGCAGGGCCAAGGTGGTCTTGCCCATTGCAGGACGGCCCCCCAGGATGATAAACTCCGAAGGCTTGAAACCCGTTATCAGGCTGTCGGTGTTGTGGTGGAAGGTTCGGGTGATGCTGTTGTCCTTCGCTCCCGTAATCACCTCGTTGAGGCCCATCATAAAGCCCAAGAGTAATTCGTGAACCTCGGTAGCAATCGGGTCGGGGTCTAAGGACTTGATGTCTTGGATTTCCTTGTAGAGGCGATCAACATCCTGGTGCTTGAGAAAGTCAATCTTGGTCTTCTCAATTTGGTCGTGGATGTACCGGCAATGCAACTCGTACCGGTACACCTTCCATCCATCGTGAGAATAAAGCCCTGAGTCAAGGCTTGCGAGAAACACCACATCGGTGGGGACATTCATCTCAATCATCCGTGAACGGACGGTGAGCGTGTTGATAGGCTTGTCCTCGGCCCGAAGGCTCCGAATGGCTTTAAAGGTATTCTTGCGGATTCCTTCATCAAAATACTCTTCTCGGAGTTGGAGGACTATATCCCCCGGCTTGATGATTTCGCAAATGAGGATGCCGAGGAGTCGGTCTTGGTATTCAGCGTACAATTCCGCTGGGAGGCGTGTAAAATCGGAGTGGTTGTTCATTGTTTTGGGTTGAATGGTAGGGTTTGTGTTGGGAATGGCCTCCAGACTGCGTAGGAAGCTCGTCATTGAACGCTTTATGGGTTAGGTATCTTACGGGGTCTTTGCGGAACTTACGCTCTCTGTGAGCCTCTAAATAGGTCGGAAGGGTATTGCGGATTTTCTCAATCTCTTCATCGGTCAGTTTGAACCAAGCGAGGATGGCTTTGTCCTTGCCGACCTTCTTGTCGTAGAAGTTCCAAAAGCCTTCAAACATAGCCATCATTTCCTCTTGGGAGTGTTTAGAGTTCCTGCGGATGTTTTTGTTGGAGTATTTGGACGTTCCCTTCTCTTTTTCCTCCCCCACACCCCCTCCTTTATCTCTACCCTTTAGAGTGTTTAGAGTATTAGTATTGTTTATATGTATAGAATTGTCTATATAATTATATATATATAGTAGGTTTTGTTGAAAAATCAAGTTTTCTCGCTCAATTTTATCCACATAACTCTCCAGGTCTTTGACATACTCGTCCTGGTCAAGGTAGCATTCGGGGTTAGGCCGCATTAGGGTTAGGGGTTTAGCATTTTGGTGGTGTCAACGAAATGGTCGGATCATTGGTTGTTATTTTCAACGACCTGCCCTTCTTCAACAACGGTCATTTCGTAGTAGTCCGTTCCAAATCCGTATGCATCGTATTCGTTAGGACTGCCCTTTGGGTAAACTTTTTCAATATGCTTGTTTACGGCTTTGATAGCTTCTTCTTCGCTTTTAGCAATGGTGAAGAACGATTGCTCACCGTGTCCTTGTGGTTGGAATGCATATAGTTTCATGGGGTTGGGGTTTGGTTGGTCAGTTTACAGGCTGACGCTGGGGGAGGTTTGGTAAGAGCAGAGGCTGACGGATTTATCATTCATTATATGCAATAAGGGTGCTTATTGACCGATTTATCATTCATTGTATTCAAATGGGTATAGTTTGGTTGGGTTCACGAATGAGCGAGTTAGTGGCAACCCTAAAAAGACTGCCAGACAATTTTACCATCCTTCCAAAATCCATAATCAAAATCTGTTATATCTTGGTCTTGATTAAAGATGAACATTTTAAAAGTCCTGTCTTTTTCCATTATTATCTGTTTGGCAAATGCGTAAAATTCAATTGTCAAACTTTCTTGATGCGGAGTAGAACTAACATCGGCAAACATTCTTTTGCCGTTTGTACTTACTCTTAATCTTTCTTCACTTGGGATGTGTATTTCCATTTTTTATTGTTTAAATTGTTAATTAATCATTCATTGTATCCGATTGCGTATTAAACGTGGGTTCGTGTTTCCGAATCCCAAATCTCGGTCCAATTAAAATCCTTCCAGCTGTCCTTCCATATAGATTTAAACTTTTCTTTGATTTTTGATTCAAAACTTTTGGCCTCTTCCAAGGTGTCAAAGTCCTGCTGAAAATCATTCATCCCTCCCTCAGGATAATAGGAATCACCGGCAAATACTAAGAATCGTTTCATCATTGCATATCATTTGTGTTTGTAGCCAACAAACGATTTCTTTCTCCATTTAACCAATCTTTAGGCGACATACCACTATTGGTAAATTCTTTTGAATTAAGCATATCCAATGCTATTTCAAGTGCGTGTAATTGATACTTTTTATCAGCAATCAAGCCATCTAAATACTCATAAAAAGCCATTTGAGCCTCATACTCTGCTTGTGCTTGTGCTTGTGCAGCCCATCCTGCTTCGTATTCCCATTGTTCTTGTGTCATTTTATTTAGGTTTTAAGGTTTGAAATAGTTTGTACGCACCACACGAATCGGTCAGGGTCTTGACTTGTGGCCCGAATCCGTTGGAGCGGGATAGCACATACTCGCAGGCATCCCCCTTGGCCCGCACCTCAATCACCCTCCAGGGGCGGTCGTTGGTGCAGGCCGTGAGCAGGAATAGGAGGAGGATGGCTCGCATTTAGGCTCTTGATTGATACTTTGAGAGCAACTCGGCAACACGCTTGTTGGCTTCCTCGGCTTTCGCCAGAAGGTCTTTGAGGGTAGCGTCCATCTCGTTGGGCTTCTGGACAACGGCTCGCTTGGCCTTGAAGGTCTTGAACACCTCCTTGATCTTCACGCTTTGCTCGTTGATGCACTTATCAATGTCCTGTTGGGTAGGGACCTTGTTGAAGTCGGAGTAATACAGCGACTTGTTTTGCCCTAAGCGAGATCCTTTGGCGATGATACCTTGGTCACGCATTGTCAGGTAGAAGGTGCGACCCACATTGTTGTCGGTCATAATCTTGTTGATGTCAAGGTTCCTCGCTCCGTTAAAGCAGGCGGTCCAAATCATCCAGAACGCTTTGACCTTGCGGTTGTAGCGGTCTTGCTCGGAGCCAAATACCTTTGGCTTGGATAGGGCGTAGCGGGTCTTGGGGGTTGTTTCAAATAGGTTCGTGTTCATTGTTTTTGGGTTTAAGGGTTGGTTAATTAAGGTTAGGTAAATCATCAATCGTGTTGCCTTGCTCGGCTTCGTGTTCTTCGGTGCATTCCTGCAATCCACGCTGGTAATCAGCGTCCCTCTGCTCGGCTTCACGGGCCAAGCCTGCTTCCAGGGTTTCGGTGAGGAAAAACTCACCGTTGCTCCTTTCCATATCTTCCAATTTGCGGAGGCGTAATTCCTTGATTAGCCATTCCATTGCGGTCATATTGCTCATTATTTGAAGGTTATTGCGATGGACGATTTGGTGGCCTTGGCTTCGCACACGGGGATTTCTTCACCGGTGTTAGGGTCCACAATCATTGACTTGCCTGCCTGCCTGAACGCAAGCTTCAGCAGTTCTTCTCGGTCTTTGAGGGCCGCTTTCATTTGGGTGTATATCGGGTCTTGGTCGCAGTTCGGGCCAAGGGATCCTTCCCTTATCTGAACACTCGCTCCGTAAACATCAAAGGACTTGCCGGGATGCTTGGCGGCCTCATCAGCAACGGTTTCTTCCGTCTGCTTGATGACCGCCTCAATCGCCTTGTGGATGGCTTTGAGTTTGATGTGGGCTTCCAGGGCATTGATATGCCCTTCGTTGATGCGATCCACCAGGTTGGTGGTGAGGAGTGCGATGTCGGCCTTGCCGACATCACTCCTGGGTATAGATACGAGTTCCATAATTAACGATTTTTAAAGTATTCAATCCCCTTGCGGTACCGCTCTTCAGTCCAATCCTCGGTCGGGGCGAACCGTGGGTCGTTGCGTTCTTGGTCGGTGGCCTTGACCGCACGCTCCAAGATGTATTCTTGGTGAATCTTTTGCAGACCGGCAGGGATGATGACGGGTGCCGTAGCACGGGTCTTGGTTGGAGGGGCCACATCGTTCCTTGGAGGGGCTTGATAGGGCTTTGCAGGGATGACCGGCGCACCGTGTTTGCCTTTGTAAACATCAATCCCAATCCCAATCCAAGAGGCGATTTTGGTGATCGCATCCGTGGTCGCTCCCTTCGCCGCATCGCCCATATCATCGTTGGTGGACGAGGCTATGCACTCGTAATAGATGCCTGCGGATGGGATTTCAAGGACGGTCTTGGAGAGAGCGGTGTATTCGGTACGCTCCCGGCCAGAGGATGTTGTCTTGACGATGACGGAGATTGGGGTCAAGAGTTCAGTCTTGACCATCCATTCCCCAACACCAAAGACTTCATTCAGTCGCTCGGTGACGAAGATGCCCTTGATGGTGGACATCCCGGTTCGTGTTGGGTGGGCCGAAATTGCTTCGGGTGGTAGAGGCTCGGCTATCTTGCGGAGTTGCTCTGCAGTGAGGTTTTGTTTCATGGTTTGGATTTAAAGGCTTGAAATACTTCGTTTAATGCCGGGGCGCAATAAATTCCCAAGGCATCGCATAGGCTGACATACTCATCAACGGTTAGATGAATGACAACAATTTTGTCGGTCAAGGCTTTTATCAAGTTCTCGCCAAGGGTCGGGTACTTTTCTTTGAACTCAAGGAGCTTCTTGTACTCCGCTGCGTTCATTTGTTGTAATAGGTTCATTGTTTAGGGTTTAGGGGTTAAGGATTAAAGCGAGGATGAATCGGCCAAAGAATGCAATGCCCAGCATCGTGGTCAGGACAATGTATCCCGTGCCGATGGCGGCCTCTATCTTGGCCTTGGTTTCGTGTGTCATAAGTTAGGGGTTTAGGGTTATGAACGAAAGTGTGAACAAATATAGTGGGTCTTACCCTGCTTGCGCCACCTTGGAAAAATTATTTTCAATAATTTTATTGACATCCTGTTTCTTCCCAATCCCGTGGCTCCATTGGTACACATAATTGCGGTCAATGTTGAGGGTTCGGGCGATCTTATCAATGCTCGTCTTGTTCCTCGTCATTAAGAGCCTGCGATACTCATCATCCCGAAG